ACTTATTCAATGTATTTGTTACATACGAAAAATCTTGAAGAAAATAAAAATCATGAATTATTTAAACTCATTAATGACGAAAAATACACATTATTAACCATCATATTACTTGATTGGCTTATGTTATTTTTTGGTTATATTGCTGAATTAGGTAAGATGAGTGTAAATTTATCTACTTTTTTAGGATTTATACCTTTTACTATCATGTTTTATATTATTTATGAAAAATATTCAAAATATAGCCCTATTGGTGTATCAACTTTTTATTATTTTGTTGTTGTATGGGGTCTTTATGGTGTGGCAGCATTAATGAGTTACAAAGTTAAAAATATTATGTATAATGTTTTGGATTTATTTGCAAAGAACTTTTTTGGATTATTTTTGGCTTATGTATTGATTTGCAAATATATGCCTTTGGATATATAACATATACTTTTAAAAAGGTACAAAAGTAGATAATATTTTTTGCTCTACTTTTTTTAAAAGTAGATTTTTTTAAAAGTAGATTTTTATAAAAGTATATTGTATGGAAAAACATGGCATATTTTTTTATATATTTATCATTTTCATTTTATTCTTTTGTTTAGTCATTTATTATCAATCAGATGCCTATCAATTAAAATGTATTATTGCCTCTAAAGATGGAAATACTTATTGTGTCCGTGAAAGAGCCAAGTTAGAATTGGCCGCCAATCTTTTAGCAGAAGTCACGCAAAAAATGAAAGACATGGTTGCTTATATGGAAAAAAAACATCCTGATGATCCTCGCATAAAACGTTTAGTAGCCGGATTTAATCCAAAAGTGATTAACGAAACTTTGCCAACCAGCGAGTTAACCGCTTTTAGTGAAAATAAAGGAGAGAAACTTGCCTTTTGTTTAAATACAACCAAAGAAGGAGACAAATTGATTGATATTAATACACTCACTTTTGTGGCTTTACATGAATTATCGCATATTATGACAGAAAGTATTGGACATAAGCAGGAATTTTGGCAAAATTTCAAGTTTTTGCTAGAAAATGCAAAAGAAGCAGGCATTTACAATCCTGTAGACTATAAGAAAAACCCACGACAATATTGCGGAATGACCATCAATGATAACCCATATTATGATTTGGTTTAAAATATATTGTATTTTAATTTGTTTAAAGAAATCAAATTAAAATATATTGTACCTTGTATATATATGTCAGAAATCATTATATCAGAAGAAATAGAAAAACAAATATATAAAATTAAAAGAATGATCAATGGAAAAGTCCATACCATTTATGTATTCAATGGTAAAATTGCTTCCGAATCAGAAGAAGAATTGTTTAAGAAAATATTTACTAGTGAAGAAATTCAAATGATTGAAAATGATAAAATCGATGTCCAATTTTCCGAACAACAAATTAATTTGGATGATTCGATTGCCACGATTAAAATTAAAATACTTAAAGAATTGAAAAAAGAAGTTTGTATTGATGAATTATATTTATATTGTGAAAAAATGGAAACATTGAATGCGGTGGCAGTATATCAAGCTCTTACACAAAATGGTAAAATAGAATTGACGCATGTAAGATTACAACAATTTATTTCTAATATTGTAGGCGATGAAACTGGCGCACAAATAGAAATGCCTCTAGAAAAGCCAGTATATACTTTTGATGATATTTATGAAATGAAAATAGACAATAAAAAATGCATTGTAAACAAAGTGCTTGGGCAAAAGTTTTTTATTGTAGAAAATGAATATCCATTTGTATGTAACCCGTTTGATCTAGAAGCTTATGATAAATTACTGGAATCCACATCGCGAAAATCGTTGACAACTTTGAACAACCATTTATTATTAAGTACTGGGAACATTTTGGGAAATACTATTTTTATATGTTTAGCTGAAGATGTTCTCTCTTATGTTGCCAGTAAAGACCTGTCAGAAGAGTCCACAATGAAAATTTATTATCCATTTTTGTACAATAAAAATATTAATTCCATCGAGGATTTAGAGAGAATGCGTGAAAAAATATTGGAAAGTAATTCAAAACTATTAAACGAGCAAGTGTTTGACTCTTTCAAAACAATCGATATGTTTTATGATGTTTATTATTTGCGAACATCAGAATTGCAATACGTGAAAAAAGGGATAAAATATATAAAGGCCATTATACACCCTATATTTGACATTAAAATCCCGCTGGAAATTATATTTAAAGTAATACATGCGACTAGAGAGAATCCACTTGTTAAATTCAATCCATCGTCAAGACAAGAAAACGTATATCGACTTTTTACAGATAAAATTTCTACGGATGGTCGAAAAATCCCTTTTCTTAAAAAAGCAACCATATTTAAATTGATGAAAAATATTGCTCGTAGTAAATCTGTGGCCGTTTATATTGAATCCGCTGATCATTCACTAATATGCGAATTTAATGAAGACGGATACATTACCATTTATTCAGAATTCAAAACCATTATAAGTGTAAAAGAAATTAATGATATATTTAAAGAAGCCATCAATCCTATTATTCAAGAAATAAAAAATGTATTGGAACAAAGTGGTTATAAATTTAATTTGTTTGAAAGTTTAGAATCTGAATATGTAGAAATTAAACAAATCACTTATGAAACACAAATTGTTATAAAAAAACCATTGGACTTGGATGCTTTCAGAGGATGTATATCTAGCGTTTTTATTAATGAAACTGATAAATTCAAAGGAAGAACAATTCATTTGCGATTTAAAAGAGTATCCAATTACAGCAAATTTACCAGTCAAGAGGCTTTTATACTTGAAAAATCCGGACAAGGATTACGAGGACAAGAAATTATTGAAGCTCTTTTGGAAAATTTTCCTGAGGATTTAGATCGGGAAGAAGCAGTAGAAATGGTTAGAAGAATTGCAAATGAATTGGAAGTTGAACATGGCGTTCGAAAATCGGACATTAAAATAAAAGACAATCCTGGATTTAGAACTACTATTTCTCTTCAACAAGAAACCGGAGTTATTACCATTACCACGGAAAATATTAATAATATTCAATATCTTTCTACGCTGCCTATTTATTTAGATACTATGGTACGTTTCACTCAAGATAAAACCTCTACCATGTATCCTGTAGAAACTATTGATCAAATTTGTTCTTCCAGTCAAAATGGTGAACTAAAAATACGAGACATTATTTCTCCGATAGAGGAAGCAGCGAATGAATCACAAGAGGTTGAATTTGAAGAGGAGGAAGAAGAGGAAAATACTATGTTACCATCTATAAAACCCAAGGGCGCGTTGAGTTTATTTTTTGATGAAGACGAGGAAGAAGAGGAAATGGATTCTGGTGATGTAAAAGGTGGAGCAAATAGCGATGAATCTTCGAGTGAAGAATCTGTTCCTTCTGCAGAATCTTCTAGTGAAGAATCAATACCTTCTGTAGAATCTTCTAGTGAAGAATCAATACCTTCTGTAGAATCTTCGAGTGCAGAATCTTCGAGTACAGAATCTTCACTTTCAGAAATACCTTCTATACCTTCTACAGAAGAATCAATACCTTCTATTCCTTCTACAGAAGAATCAATACCTTCTGTACCTTCGGAAGAATCACCTACTTCGGAAGAATCAATACCTTCTGTACCTTCTACAGAAGAATCACCCAAAGGTATTTTTGAATCTATACAAGAAGGCATTGGTTCTATAGTAGAATCTGTACAAAAAAGTGTATCTTCTACACCTGTTGAACCAGCACCTACACCTGTTGAACCTGCACCTACACCTGTTGAAGAACCAGCACCTACACCTGTTGAACCAGCACATACACCTGTTGAAGAACCAGCACCTACACCTGTTGAACAACCAGCACCTTTACCACTTACCGAATCAACACAAGACTCAAATGAAAATGAAATCCCTATACAAGAAGAGCAAGTTTCTTTTGAAAAGGCGACTATACCTTCCGAAACAATACCAATACTAAATCCAGGAGAAACTGAATCAGAACCAGAAAAGGAAGAAGAACTAATTGTAGAAGAATCAGAAGTAAAAGAACCAGAAAAGGAAGAAGAACTAATTGTAGAAGAATCAGAAGTAAAAGAACCAGAAGAATTAGTAGTACAAGAACCCGAAAAGGAAGAAGAACCAGAAAAGGAAGAAGAATCAGAATCCGAAGAAGAAGATGAAGTTAGAAATATAGATGGTATGAAATTAAATAAACCATATTATTTTCAAACACTTATTGAAAAGAAAGACCCTATTTTGATTTTAAAAGAAGACACTGCTCAATTCAATTCTTATCCCAGAACATGTAGCTCAAATATGAGAAGACAACCTGTTATTTTAACAGATGCACAATTAGAAAAAATAAATAAAGAACATCCAGGTTTTCTACGAAAAGAAGATGTTGTTAAATATGGCTCAAATCCAGAGAATCAATTCAATTACATTTGCCCTCGTTATTGGTGTTTAAAGTCCAATACAATTATTGATCCAAAAGATTTAAAAGAAGTAAAAGGAAAAGATGGCACCATTGAATTAGTTCATCCTACATGCGGAAAAGTACTACCAAAAGGAGAGAAAAAAGTGAAACCAGGATATTACATCTATGAATTTTATCAACCAAAATCAGGGAATAAAGACTCCAAAAAATATCCCAGTTTGATCCCAGATTCGCATCCAGATGGCTATTGTTTACCTTGTTGCTTTGATAAATACAATACAGAAGGTAGAATAAAAGCAATGGAAAAATGCACACAACCAGAAAGTAAAAAAGAAAAATCACAAGAAGTTTCTAGTCAAGAAGAATATATTAAAGGCCCCGATAAATTCCCACTAGAACCTGGTAGATGGGGCTATTTACCAGTAGAAATTCAATCCATGTTGCATGTAAATAGTTCTGATTGTCAAATCAGTAAAACAAATACAAACATTAAAGAAAACCACGCATGTTTGTTACGTCACGGCATTGTAAATAATGGTAAGCAATCTTTTATTTCTTGTATATCAGATCTATTGTTTTTCGGTAAAAAAGCAAAACCTGGCACAAGAGGTATCAGAAATAGTGTAGAGGAAATGAAACAACATATTCTCCAATCTATAACTATTGATTCCTTTATAAAATATCAAAATGGCAATTTAGTAATCGATTTTCACGATCTTTCCAAAGAGGTAGATATTTCTAAATATACAAAATCCAAATTATATTCTAAATTAGACATGTCCAAGGAAGAAGAAAAAACCTATTTTTTGAAAGTAATTTCTGCTTTTGAAAATTTCAACGAATTTATGCAAGATCCTGATGTGTTTATTGATCACACTTATTTATGGGACATAATTAGTATGCCAAATCCAAACTTATTCCCAAATGGCGTGAATCTTATTATTTTACAAATCAATGATGACGACATTACAAATAATGTTAGTCTTTTGTGTCCTACCAACCATTATTCGTCAGAATTTTATCAATCCAGAAAACCTACCATTATTTTATTGAAAAAGGACGACTATTATGAACCTATTTATTCTTATACCAATAGTAATGTAGATGGTCTTAAAAATATAATCATCGCCAAAGAATTTAAAGAATATGATCCGAAATTGTCAAAAACAATGCGAGCCATTTTTAAAGAGATTATAAAACCATTTTTCCATCTTATTTGTAGGCCATTGGATAGTATGCCAAATGTCTACAAAGCATCCAGGTCTTTATTATTATATGATTTAGTGCAAAAATTAGACCAATATGAATACAAAATAAAAAAATTAGTCGTTAATTTTAATAATAAAGTAATTGGTCTGGTAGCAGAAGAACCAAAAGAATCCAGAAACATTGGATTTGTGCCTTGTTATCCTTCCAACTTAGATGAAAATTTAAAGAAAGATTTGGATTTTGTCTTTATGAATGATGTAGGTTTATGGAATACTTATGAAAATACAATACATTTTTTAAACAAGTTGTATAAAAGAAGCAAAAAACGCAAAGAACAAGCGGATATTCCTTGTCAACCGGTGTTTAAAGTAGTAGAAGATGATCATGTGGTTGGAATACTTACGAGCACCAATCAATTTGTGCAATTATCTCAACCGATTCGCGTAGATGAAATACCATCATCTCTTGATATACCTTCCATGAGCAATAACAACTATATTATAGATATTCACAAAAAACCAATGGTGCAAAGTGAAGTAGAATTTACAACACAAACGGGTGTAGATAGAGAGCGTGTTGATTATATAAAAAGGATTCGTTTAGAAACAAGTTTTTACAATGTATTTCGAAATACAATTCGAATTTTAATTAACGATTATGAAAACATTAAAATAAGAGAACAAATAGAAGCTGAAATGGCAAAAGAATTTATTATTTATTCTGAAAAATTGAAAAACATGGAAAATTATTTAAAAGAATTGGTAAAGGACAAGATACAATTTATTGGCGATAAAAATTACTATAAACTCATTCATGAGGTTTCTACTTGTATTGTAAAGGATGCTGAATCATGTAATGCAATGCCAAATTTATGTGCAGTCACTGAAAATGGTAAATGTAATTTGATTTTGCCTAAAAAAAATTTAATTACTAAAAAGTTGAATGAACCTATTTACTATAGTAAAATGGCAGATGAATTTATACGTTATAATAGAATAAAGTCATTTATGCTTCAACCTCAAACTTTTTTATCTTTCGGAAACATTGGTTATAATTTGAGAGACAATGAAATCATATTGATTCAATCTTTATTGACACAAGAGTATTTTGAAGGATTGATTCCTGCAACTATAAATAAATATGCACATTTTTCTTCTTATGATGAAGTGCAACCTATAAAAACACAAGAATATGAAAACGATGCTTTATTACTACAAGAAAATGAAAAGAAACAAAAAGTTTGCGAAAAAATCATAAATGACAAAGTAATTTCTAGTATTTGGCATCCTTGTTTTCCTGACAATTATAAAGAAATAGAATATAGCAAATATGATTTTTGCACATTTGAATGTATTATAGACATTATTGAAAAAAGGACAAGTGAAAAATTTTCCATAAGCCAAATTAAAAATCAATTGTATGATGAATACAAAAAATATTTGGCTGAATATTTGGATAAAATAGTGGATATTTTAATTTTAGAAGGTAAAAAAACATTAGGAGATCAAGTTCACGCACAAACGCTTGCTTTTTCAAACTTTATTTATGCCGATAATTATTTTTTATCGCCTTTTGATATTTGGCTATTAGTAGTGAAACACCAAATTCCTACGATTTTTATTTCGCAAAAAACAATTATGCAGTCGAACCATACAAAAACAGAATTTGTTGCTTATGGCAGCAGAGATGATGATTTTGTGTTTATTGTTATACCTGGTTTACGCCCAGAAAATATACCTGGATATAAAATTATTGTTTCGGACATTGGCGATATTTTTATTTCTCTCAATTCAATCAATCAGCCTTATGTAGACAGAATACATAGTGCTATTGAAAATCAAACTACCATAACCAGTTATTTACAAGAATTTGTAAAACCGAAAAAAACAAAATATATAAAAAAGAAAAACATTATTATAGATTCAGATTCAGAAGATACACCAGTTGTAAAGCCAATGAAAAAGAAAATTGTTGTTCAAGAAGAAGAAAAAAAGGAAAAAGGGAAAAAAAGTGAAAAAAAGAAAGCAGAATCAAAAAAGAAACAAACTA